GACCGATTCGGAGACAGCCGTATTGAAACTTTCCCTGACGCTAGAGCCGAGATCGAACACCAGCGACGACAACTGCGACATGACGAGAATCGCACCGCCAGCCACGCCAGCCAACGCTAGGAGCGGCGTGTTTGCAGCAGCCCAGGCCAACGCAGTCGCGCCGGCCGAGGCTATTGACGATGCCGTGTAGGCAGCCATTGAGGCCAGCGACTTTGCGAACGACGCCACAGTCAGAGCCCCCGTCGCCGTGGCCTGCGTGCCGATGGTCGCCAGTGCGGTTGAGCCCTGCACGCCAAGACGGAGAAGTTGCGTCCCGCCCTGCGTCGACAGCCTCGCAATCTGAGCCCCGGCAATCAGAGCGCTCGACGCCCCGGAAGCGCCGATCTTCGCCATCGCCTGCACGCCGATTGCAGCCGCACGCAGGTTGCCCTCGGCGGCGCGGGCCACCGTGGCAGAGATGATCGAGATCGTCCCGGCGAAATAGTTGGTCGCTACCGCCCCAGTCTGGGCAGCAGACATCGCCATCTTGGCCGTCGTCTCTGCCGCGAACTGCGCGACAGCAGCAATGCCGCGAGATGCGAAGAGGCTGACCCGAACGGAGGCAGCGGTGAACGCTTGGCCGAGCGAGCTTGCTACCGCTGCTGTGGCCGTGAGCGGCGAGATGATGAGGCTGCCTAGTTTCAGGAACCCGCCAGCCGCAAAGCTCATCGCCTGGAGCGACAGGCCGAGCGTCGTGAACGCCGAGCCGGCGGCGATCGCACCGGCAGCCATCTTTGCGATTGATGCGACAACGGCCGGGTTCTCGCGAGCGAACTGAGCCAGCCAGTCCAAGGCACCGGCGACTTGCTTGCCGAACTCCATCAATGCTGGCCCGACGGCGTCGCTAATGGCAATCGCGGCCCGCTCCATCGCAGCGAGCACCGTTCCGCCCGCGCCAGCCAGGCCGCTCATCATCGTCTTGAATTTGTCGCCCACCGACATCGCACCGCCCATCGCGGCTGTCATGTCGTTGAAGCCCTTGACGCCTGTGCTCGTCAAAACAGCAGCCGCACGGATCGCATCTGACCCGAAAATCTGCCGGAATAAATCGTCTTTTGCCGCTTGGTTGAGATTGCCCATCGCCTTATTGAGCGTGCCGATGATCTCAACGAGCGGACGCATCTTTCCGTCGGCCGTGCGGAAACTGTCAACCGAGAGATTGATTGACTTGAGAGCCCCGACCGCCTCGTCTGCCGGGGCCATGAGCCGCAGGAGCATCGTCTTGAGCGAAGTTCCGGCGTCGCTGCCCTTCACGCCAGCGTTGGCAAGGACCGCCAGGGCTGCCGACGTGCTGCCAATCGACTGATTTGCCAGAGCGGCGACCGCCGACACCTGCGAGAACGCCTGCGACAGACCGGAAATCGACGTGCTTGAAGCGTCAGCCGCCGACGAGATCGCATTAGCCGCCACGTCAGCGGTCACGCCGAAGACCTTCATCGCGTCAGCCATCACGACGCCAGCCTCGGCCACGTCCATCTGGCCGACCGTCGCAAACTCAATCGCCGCCTGCCCTGCCCCGGAGAGAACCTGCTCGACGGTCATGCCAGCCTTGAGCAGTTCGAGAAATGAGTTGGCGATCTGCGTCGGCCCAACGCCCATCGCCTGCGACATCTGCATCGACGCCGCCCTGAGCCGGTCGAGCTCCTGGGCCGTCGCTCCGGTAGCCGCCTGAATGCCAAGAAGAGTCGACTGGAAGCCGGCTCCCTGATTCACCGCAGCGGCAAACGGTGCGAGCGTCGCCACGCCGATGCCGCCGATCTTCGCCCCCGCACTGGCGAGCGAGCGGCCCATGTCGCCCATCGCCTTGTTGACCTTATTCAACGTGGCGAAGAACTTGCGCGGGTCTGCCCCGATCTCGACGAATACGCCGCCGCCTTTGATTGCTCCAGCGCTACTCATGCGTATTTGGCCCAGTCTTTGCCGAAGAGCCGCTCAAGATCCTCGGGAGTTGCCTCTCGCGCCTTGGGCTTCGGCTTCTTAGCGAACGGGTTGAACTTTCGAGGGTCTGCCTTGGGGCTGTGCTTGTCTCGGTGAATGTTGGCTTGTTGGGCGATGAGGTTGGCGGTATGCCACCACTGATGTTCTAGGCGGCTGTCTCTAGCGAGGATGAGTTGTCGGAGGGTCCACTTTCCGGGGTGGACTCCGAGGATTCCGGCGGCTTCCCAGATGGTGTCCCAGACTGTGCGATCAGCGTCTCCGCGCTCGCGGCTTCCAGACCCGCCTCCGCTTTCGTCAGCATCTCGCCTGCCACTTCGTCCATCTTGGCGGCGAGAAGCCCGATCATCTTGCGGAGGCGCGGCGGGAAAAAATCGACAAGCTCGGCCTCCAACGCTTTGACGCCCGCGTCGAGAGCGTCGCCCCGCAGCCCTTCGAGAAACGCTTCCTTGTCGAGCCCCTTCTCCGCGACCTGCTTCACCAGGATCGCGTAGAGCGTCTCGCCGATCTTGGCGTATTGCGTTCGCAGCACTTGGAACGTCTGCGAGATCGAGGCGGCGTCGACTAAGTCGAACGGCACCGTCCGCCTAGTGCCGTCCTCGTCGGTCACGTCGACCGACACCATGTCCTTGACGCGGAGCGCCGACGCCACGGTCAACGCCAATCGCCACGGGCGACCTTCATCGTCTTTGAACTCACGCATTGGCTACCTCAATCCTTGGCGGGTCATCTTGCACTCCACCGAAAACGTAGCGACCCCGTCAACGGAAAAGGTTTCGGCAATGCCTGTCACGACAGCCGGGAACGACCAACCGCCCGAGCCGCCAGACACGGTGATCGGCGTGCCGTTTTCGAGCAGATCGAAGTTAATGTGGCTGGCGTCGTTCAGTTCGACCGAAACGGTGGCGTCGTAGCCTGTGTTGTAAACCTCGACCAGACGCGACCCGAACGCCTCAACGTCGATCGTGCGGGCCGTCTCCGTAAGGGTGACGCTCCGCGCGCTGGCGATGTTGCCGCCCAACGAGATCGAGCAGTCCTTCCCCAGCGTGATCGCCACGGGTCAGGTTCCGCCCCTGACCGTGATCGTAAACGTCACGGCACCGTCGACGCTGATGTTCTCTGTCACGCTGGTCACGGTTGCCCCGTTGTCGGCGTTGGCGTCCAGCAGGTCCGTCATCGCAACGCCGGGATCGTGGCACTCGATCTCCCAAGTCACGGCCTTGAAGCCAGCCCGCGAGACGCGGTAGCCGCCCGAAGTATTGGAGCGGTTGGAGATGTCGACCGCCTCCGACTCGACGGTCTTGGTAACGCTGATAATGTTGCCGCCGTAAGGCGCGGTAAGCGTGCCGCTGCGGCCGAGAGTGACTGCCATGTGTATGGGCTCCTAGTGATTAGGTGGCTGGGGCGCGTGTGCCGGAAACGGTGTAGGTGATGATGCCGTCGATGGGCTCGGCCTGAGCGACGCTCGTCACGATGTACGAGGCGTTGCCGGTCTCGGTGCCGCCGATGGTGATCGTGTCGCCGGCCACACAGCCGGGGGTGTCGATGCACTCAATCTCGATGGTCTGCTCGGCCAGACCCTTGCTGAATCGCCGGTGCGTCAGCCCGCCGAGCGTGGTGGTGTCGATTTCGCTGGCAGACGACGAGACGGTGCAACTGCGCGCCCCGGTGATGCCGGTAAGCGTCACGTCTTTGCCGAGGACGATGGTGAAGGACATTGCGGGCTCCCTGTGTGTGCGATGTCGCCTGCGTGCGGCGATACGCTCAAACTAGGAGCGGCAGAGCGGCGACCGTAGGGGGTGCTAGCCTGCCCTGCGGAGCATATTGCGGAACTTCACGTTCGCCTTGGCGACTGCCTTCTGGACTCCGGCGGCCCCCTGCATGAACGGGCGGGCCGGGTAGCGGGCGGACTTCGTGATGGTCGTCCGCTCCCAGTTGCGGCTGAACCTAGGCCGTTTGTTGGCCCACATCAGAGAGCCATATTCGTACTGGTTCTTTTGCGGCAGGGCCGTCGTCCATCGCCCCTTGGCGTCTCTGCCCTGCCTGCCGTTGCCTCGCTTTCGCAGCCAGGCGTTGCGTGCCGCCCCGACGCCGATTCGGTAGGCGGTCAACTGGAGCGTGCCGCCGAATTCGTGGAGCCGGGCCAGCCACGGGGTGCGCTGGGTGCCGATCACGACGGTCGGCATCCCGAACATTCCCCGATTCATCGTGTCCACGACGCTGTAGTAGAGCCACCGCTTGGGAGCCCACGACTTCGCTGGCTTCCCAGGCGGACGAGGCTTGCCGCTCGACAGCATCGTTATGTCACGGTAGAGACCGCCGAGGAACTCCACCACCTCGCCAGACTTCACCGCCTTGTTTCCGGCCTTGGTCTGCTTTGGGGCCGCACTGCCGATGCCCTTCTTTGCCGCCTGCTTCACGGCGTACCCGGCGTTGTAGAGCGACCGATAGGTCATGTCGTCGACCATGCGGCGAATCTTCGGACGGTCAAAGAAGTTGCCGCGAACCTTCACGCGGAAGGCGAGCTCTCCCCGACTGCCAGCCGACAGCTCACGGCGATTGCCGCCGATCATGCCGGGGCGGATAAACGCTCGGCTCGCCCTAATGATGCTCGCCATTTCAGTCCGTAGAGAGCGTGCGGTAGGTCGCCACGATCACCGCTCGCCAGACGTTCCGCTCCGTGAGGGCGTCGTCTGGGTTGATCTCAATCGACACGTTTTGCGGCGTGGTCGATGTGCTGGCGAGATCGGTCGAGCGGATATAGACCATGAGCTCGTCAGCCAGGTCGTGCATATCGTCGATCTCGTCGTCGGTCGAAACGTGGCGGCCGACGTAGATCGTGATCGAATCGTCCGACTGCCAATTCGTCCTGCCGATGCGGGTCACTTCGGATCCGCCCGGCACGACGTAGACGACCGGGTTTTGCATCTGCTCGGGCTCGACCTGAACCCAGTTCTTTCGCTCGACGGTTGTCGAGGTGATCGACCAAGTCTCGGCTGCGAGGCTGACCGCCAGGGCGTCTGCTATTTCGCGAAGTTTGCTCGCCATTGGCCTGCTCGGGAACCGTTGGGGGATTCCCTAGCAGAATGGCACGGCGGGCGGTCGCGAGTGAGGGGGTGGCAGCCGTATGTCGCCGCTATAGCGCACTTCAGCCCGGCGGCTCGGGGAGCGGCATCCAGTGGGTGACTTGAAAGTTGCTGCGGCCTGGGGCCGAGAAGTACGCGGTTCCTGCTTCGGTGCTGAAGTTCAGCCATGCGAGCAAAAGGTCGCGGTACTCCGACACAAGCACCGTGTCACCAGCCTTCGGCAGCTCCTCGCTCACCGGAATCCATCGCGAACTAGCGGCAATGATTTCTGCCTTACACTCCATCAGCAGCTCTTCTGGAAACGGCACGTCCTCCCACCCTGCTGTCTCGCAGTCGGAAAGTTCTTTGTCGATCCGGGCAATGATGTCGCTTTCCATGTCTCCACTTTCGCTCAGTAGCGCATTCCCTGCGACTTTTCCCATCGTCGCAGCCATGCGTGAAAGTTCTTCCACACTCCAGCGGGCGGGTTCTGGTTCCTCAGCGTTCTGCCGTCCTTCGCAACAAACAGCGGGCCGAACTGCATGGAGTAATCCCAACGCCACGTTCGCCCATTGTGACAGGTCGAACCGGATGCGGCGTGCCATGAGTCAATGAAGCAGCGTCCCATGTCTTTACCTGATTTCAGTAGCGTCACCGAATGTGCGTCAGCCCCATCATCGCCGCCAACTCGCCAGGATCGGTCGGCGTGGATCGCGGCTCCGCCAGGGCGACGATGCACCGCTCCATGCGGGCGATGTCCTCGCGGGCCTTCTCCTGCCACGCCTCAAGCTCTTTGATGCGGTTTTGCAGGAGCTCGGTTCGATACTGTGCGTGAGCGTCCATCTGTCCCTCCTTGCGGCGTGTTGTGCAACTATCCGGCAATTCCGGTGGGTTCGCTCATACCAGCAAACTCGTCAATTCGTAAGGAATCAACGCCCGTACTTCTTCCAGAATTCTCTCCAACTCTGGCGTCGGCTCGCCGCGATTGAGGACGGCCCGACAGCGGTTGTCGATCAGCTCCAGCGCGATCAGCGCCTCGCGGCCCGCGAGGGCATAGCGATGCTCGCGGGCGTCGTCGGGGTCAGCGAGGTCGAACTTCAGGAGAGCGTGTGCCATGTATAGCGAGGTTACTACGGTTTATCCCGGTTTATCAGTTTCCGATAACTTTGGCCCAGATTGTATCCGAACTCATACGGAAAGCGTATCGTTTTCGATATGTTTCGGGCATCCTATTTTGGGAATATTGCCCCTCACGCAATTATCGCGAAATACAAAACCCAGGTACTTGTGTCGAACTACCGAGCCTTCGCTCTTCTGGTGCTATAGCGCACTAACAGCGAAACGGCTTCACCTTCTCCTGCCATGTGACAATCAGATGGCGCGTGGCGTCGTCGGCGTACTCCATCGTCGTGATGTCGAACTTGCCATCAGTCTCCACGCCAAGCGCGGCCGGATGCCGCTTGTCGTAAATGCCGTCAGGAAGGCTCACGCTTTCTCGTTGGGGCAGGCCCTTGTGGCGGTATTCGACCTTGTAGCCTTCGTCAGCCTCCTCAACCGCGACCGGATAAAAGTCACCCAGCCGCTCCACAAGCAGGGCCGTCAACCTTCCGCCAGTTGGCTGGTGGGCATCATAGGCGCAGGTAAAGGCCAGTTGCGCCCGGTCGAAGTCATGCTCGGAAATCTTCCCGGCACAGAGGTCAAGAGCCGCCTGCATGATGTATTCGCGGCACTGGTCGGCTTGCTCAACCGATCCTCGTCCGACGCAAACGTACCCCATGAGATCACCTTCCTTTCGGGGCGTGATTCTACCCGGCTGGCAAGCGGGCGCAATGCCTTTTCCGACCGTCTCTAAGGTGGATAGCGCACTACATCGCCGCCAGTAGCGGAAGGTCGATAGCCGCGCCCCATTGCTCGGCCATAGCTCTGGCAATCCCTTCGTATGTCTTGCTTCTGATCTTCCAGCGGTCGGGCGACGGGGCCAGCTTGTTCTGCCCGCTCGCGGTCTGGTTCTCCCACCTATCCCGATGCTCAAGGACGCTGGTGGGCCGCAGGGGTGGCAATCCCTTCAGCCAGAGACAGGTGGCCTTCGACTCTGGGTGGCCGAACTGCCAAGGCTGAATGGTCTGGTCGGGCTTCCGCCAGAGCGATGACATGATGCAGACCGGGTTTTCAATGGCGATATGCGGAATGTCGGCCTTCGCCAGCCGCATGAAAAACGACACGCTCGCCTGCTGCCTGCCGTCCATCCGCTTCGCCTGGAAGTGCCTAGCACCGCTCACCGACAGGTCGGTGCATGGCGGATGGGCAATCATCAAATCCCAAGGGTAGTCCAGAACGTCACGAACGTCGCCTTGGTAGTGCGGGCCTGGCGTCTCGGTGGGCAGGAGATCGCACGACATAGCCTCATGCCCAAGAGCCAAGAAGGCGTCTCGGACGCTGCCGCTGTATTCGCAGGCGATGAGTACCCGTGCCATTTCCCGAGCCTACGCGCATAGCCAAATCTGGCAACAGCATTTCCGAGAGCGAATTGCGCTCTCTTGTGGGCCTAGCGCAGTTCGTCATCCTGCGGCAACGGCACCGCATCGGTCGGCGGCAGTTTCTCCAACCACTCGCTATAGCCATGCCAGTAGTACCCTTCGCCGCAGTCGGTGAGGAGGTCGGCCCCGACGAGCATCGTGCCGCCGGTGCCAGCCACCGGCTGAATCTGCCGGTCGGCGTGGGCCGCGTTGAGGATCGCCAGTTCGTCCAGATGTGCGGAGGCGTCAAGCCACATTAGACGTTCCTCCCCAGAGCGGCCTGCAAGGCTTGCGTGGCGGTATTGAACGCCGTCACCTGCGCCCCCGTCATGCCAAGCCCGATGGAGTACGACCGGAGCCGCTGCCCGAAGTGAACCACCGGGGCGCCGTTTTGGTTGCGGGCGAACACAAAGAAGGGCTGTGCGGGGTTGGCAAAATTGGCGTTTGTCGTGACCGCCGTTCCAGCAACTCCGTTTGCGTAGCCAATGTGATTGGTGGCGCTGGTTCGCGAGCCGACCACAAAGACTGGCGATGTGTACGAGGGAGTCTGTCCGTTGGCATTGGAGTTGATGAACGTGTTCGCGACGGTCGCCGCCAACTGGATTTCCGATTCGTGCGTGATGACAAGCGGCGGATTCGTGAAGGTGTAGACGCCGAGTGCAATCTGCGAGCTGAACGTACCGGCAGCGTAGACCGACAGGTGGCCGCTCTGCGACAGGTCTGGGATTACGCTCGCGTTGAGGCCAGTGTTCAAATACCTGCTGGTTCCGTTGCCAAGCAGCCCGCCCGTCGATCCTGTTTCAACGTAACTGGCTAAGGTAAAGTTGACGTTCGTATCCGTCGCACTCCCGAACTGCGCCCCGCCAAGCGACGGGCCGCGATAGAGCGGGACGAGGCAGGCCGAGAGGTTGCCGCCGCAGAACAGGTTGAGCCGGTAGAATCGGTCGCGCAGCCCCGCAGAGTCGATGGCATCGCAGAAGTTGTTGACCGCAGCGGCGGTCGTTTCGCTAACGGTGCCGCCGCTGGACAAGACGCGGCTGATCCACGACCGGCACTCGGGGTGAAGCGTGGATGCAGCGGATGGCGCGAGCGGCACGCCAGCGAGCCGCTGCACCTCGGAGGCCGTGATGGCACGGTTGTAGACCACCAACTCGTCTATCGTTCCCGGCCAAACGATGGTGCACGGCATGCCAGACGAGAAACTGGATAACGTCTTGCCTGCGGCGTATGTCACTGGCGTCCTCGCTACGCCATTGACGTACATGGTGTACGTTCGCGTGACGGGGTCGGCCACAAACGCGAGGTGCGTCCACTGGCCGTTTGGAGTGACGGAGGTCAAGCCTCCGGGGATGTTGATGCCCGTTTGGTACGAGACAAACGTGTTGTCGGTGAAGTAGCATCGCGAGCTTACTGACGCAAATCCGTTGGCTGGCTGGCCCCCGCTAAATCGCGGAATATCCGCTCCTGCGCTGGCGATGGTATTAAACGCGATGACAGCCGCCGTGCTGCCTGTTCCCTGCGTTCCATATGTCAGGTCGGTGAAAACCCAGAACGCAATGCTCCATCCCGCTACGTTGGCATCAAACTGCGGAGTTGCGTTGTAGGAGCCGCGAAAGAGTCTCGCGGGTGTCGGGTTCCACTGGGTGCCAGATGCAGACAACAGCCTGCCGCTCCCGTTGCGACCGGGGTTCGACACGGCACCAGACGATGTTAGGTGAAATCCACTGCCGCCAACGTCCAACGCCTGCGCGTTGGTGAGCGTGGCGTCTTCACTCATCGGCCAATACGCGACAAGCCCCGGCAGGTCGCGGGGGTCGAAGCCGGTGGGCCGGAAGTAAGCGATCTTCGCGGAGAGCATTAGAAGTTCTGCGCCGCTGTGCCGTACCAGTTCGTCCCGTCTGACACGAACACCAAGATGTCCCGCTTGTTACTCGTCGCCGTGATCGTCGGCGCGGTGCCGCCAGCCCACAACACGCCGGTAAACGTCGCCGTGAACGTCCCGCCCTGCGTGAGTATCAACGTGATCGAAGCCCCAGCGGTCGCGGTGGGCATCGTGAACGTGCAGTTGCCGTTGAGCGTCACGGTCTGGACGCTGCCGGTGGTCAGGGCCAGCGTCGTTGATGTGCCGCTGTTGCCCACGGTCTGCGTCTGCTCAAGGACGATGGGGAGGCGGGCGAGGGCCAGACTTCCGCTACCGATCTGCGAGGCTGGGAGGCTGGGGATGCGAGCAACGTCCAGCGTTCCCGTTAGGTCAGCCGCCGATCCGCTGGTGGCGACGGCGGCGAGGCCGCTTACCTGACTTGCACTATGCGTATGACCTACGGCACTGGCCCCGATGTCGGCGGGCGTGAGAGCGTCCGAGCCGCCCGTCGAGTGCGAAGCCTTGTGGGCCGCCAGAGCAAGCGAGCCGCTCGAAGTCGTCAGCCCCGCGCCGATGGAAAGGGCGACGGTCTTCGTGCCAGCGTCATAGGTGACGGGAGCGGTCGCGGCAGCCACGCCGCTATCGCCCGTGTCGCCCTTTGGCCCAGTGGCTCCCGTCGCTCCAGCGGCCCCGGTCGCGCCGGTGGCACCAGTTGCCCCCGCTGGTCCTTGCAGGCCGGTGTCGCCCGTATCGCCCTTTGCACCTTGGGGGCCAGTAGTTCCCGTCGCGCCCGCCGGGCCTTGGGGTCCGGTGTCGCCTTGATCGCCCTTCGGGCCTTGTGGTCCCGTGGCACCTTGCGGACCTTGCGGCCCAACGTCGCCAGTGTCTCCCTTCGGCCCTTGCGCGCCGGTAGCCCCGGTCGCACCAGTGGCACCTGCCGCGCCGGTCGGGCCTGCGGCTCCTTGCGTTCCCTGTGGGCCGGTCGGTCCTGCCGGGCCTTGGTCGCCCGTGTCGCCCTTTGGCCCTTGTGGTCCCGTTGGCCCCGCTGGGCCTGCCGCGCCCGTCGCGCCAGCTTGTCCTGCTGGGCCTTGATTGCCGGTATCGCCTTTCGGTCCCGGCGGACCAGCGGCACCAGTTGCGCCAGTTGCACCTGCGGGACCAGTCGCCCCCTGCGTACCTTGAGGACCGGATGGGCCTTGTGGGCCAGCCGGGCCGGTCGCACCAGCAGCCCCCGCCGGGCCAGCCGGCCCCTGCGGGCCGGCGACGCCGTTGGCAGCGAAGTACGCCCCGATCTGCTGGACGCTCGTCCTCTTCGTGGCGCTGTTGCTCGACACGATGAGCAGGTCTGTCCCTGCAACAGTCGTGACGGCGGGCAATTCGCTGACGCGCTTCTGGAGTGCCATGTGATCCCTTAGTCGACTGCCAGCGGGATAACGATTTCGTCGCCCTGCTCCGTCACGATAAACGTGATGTCGCGGTCGATCTGCTTCGTGTGAATGCGGAGGATCGTCTGGAACGCATCTGCGTAGTGGAATATCGGCACGCCACGGGGGGCGGTCACTTCATACAACGTCGCCACGCCGTCAAGCGTCTCGAAGATGATGTCGCCACGCCTCGGCTCGCCATACGGGAGCTCGTCTGTCTTGACCAAGTAGTCGCGGCTCTCCCAGGCTTCAATCACGCCGTTTTGTCCTTGAGCCTCAAACGTCGAGCGGCTGATCGAGGCGGTCATCTGGGCCGTGTTGTTTCCCCGCTTGTATGCACAGAGCGCCCCAGCCGACTGCTTGAGTTGGTTGGCGAGCCACGCTGAACCGGAGCGGAGAAGGTCGGCCATTTCGTTTCCTCAAGAAAAGCCACCGCCGCAACGCCCCGGCGGCGCGCTGGAGGTGATAGCGCACCTGCCGGGGGTTGCGGTGTGGACTCGAATGCTCAACCGATGTTGATGAGCACCTGGACGCTCGCGTCGCCAGACACCGCCGCCTTCGCAGCCTTGCCTGCACGCTTGTTGTTGGTCGAGGTCGTCGTGATGTTGCCTGCCGTGGCGTCCCAGTAAACGAGAGCACCCTGACCGATCGCACCCGTCGCCTTCGGCATCGACCAGGAGCCGCCCACATCAACCTTGCCGAGCGCGTTGGCCGCGATGGCATGAGGAGCCACGCACACCAGGTCGTTGAGTACGACCACGGCACCAGCCGCAACAGCGGAGGACGGCGTGTGGTCGATGAGCCGGCCCTCTTGAACGTAATCAGCCATTTGGATCACCTGCTTTCTTGGAAATGGGTTGGGTTGAATCATGCCGCCGGGCGGGAGTTGGCCCCCGCCCGGCGGTCACGGTTTGTCAGACTAGGTCGCGTCGCCCTTCACGGAGGCGAGGTACTCGGCCTTGGCGACGCCAAAGTCGAAGTAGCCACGCATCTGCACGCCGAGCGTGTTGAAGTCGGCTTCCGCCGTCTCCACCACCGGGCTCTGCACGCCGTTGAGGAACGCCACTTCCATCGCCGGCAGGTCAGCCGGGTTGGCGACGAGGTAGTAGTCCTCGGCGCTCGACAGGTATGAGGTCGAGACGACCTGGTAGCGACCGGCGAGCACGTTCACGTTGGGACCAGCGGACGAACCGCCGACGAGCAGGGCAGAGCCCATGATCTCGGCAGCCGCGATCTCAAGGTCCGCCGGCACGAGCAGGATGCGGGGATCAACCGCAACCGGGTTGCCATCAGGATCCTTGAGCTTGCGGAACTTCGTCGCCAGCTTCTTCAGGTTGGCGAGCGAGAGCGCGCCAGCCGTCGACTCCAGGTTGCCCCGGCCCGACGTGTACCACGATCCGTGGTTCGCCTGGAACTCAGTCCAGAAAGCGTCGTTCAGGGCAAGAGCGCCGCCACGACCGATCCGCTGCGGGACAGCGGTCAGAGCGCCGAGATCATCGTTGATGAGGTCGGTGCGGGTCACGCTCGTCATGATGCCGTAGGTGTCGGCCGAGATCGTGCGGCTCTCGTCGCTCGCAGCGGCGTTCTTGAGCTCGCCACCGTTGGCGACCTTCTCGAACTTCATGCCGCCGTTGAGCCGATACGAGGTCATCGTCTTGAAGTCGTTGACCGAACGCACCGAAGAGACCGAACGCCACGAGCTCTCGACGCCGTTGAAACCGGCGAGGAGGAACTTGTTGACGGTCGACGACAGGATGCCGGCGATCGAGTGGGTCGCCCACGCGGCCTGCATGATGGGACGCAGCGTCGAGGCGGTCAGGCGGCGCGGGCCGTCGTAACCGTTGGCCTCGGCCGCAGCGACCAGCACTTCGCCGAGGCTCGTCGACCGCTGCACCTTGGCAGCCGCTTCGAGGGTCTTGGCGTCGTAGTGCTTTTCGATCTGCGGGAGGCCGCCCTGGAGGGCGAAGGACGCTTCGATCACGGCCGCCTGGTTCTCAGGAGCCTTGGAGACGTGAACGGCCGGAGCCGCCGGACGCTCGTCGCGGGTAGCGGTGAGCTTTTCCATGTTGGAAACCTTCTGGGTAAGGGCTTCGATCTGTGCCTTGAGCTCGTCGCTCGAACCGGCTTCGACCTTGGGGGCTTCCACGGCGACGCTCGCCGGGGCTTCCACCGCAGCAGCCACGACGGGCTCCTCGATGGGCGTTTCGCTGGCGTTGTCCGCCATGGTTTGCTCCTGGGCCTCTTCGGCCGCGATAGAGACAGCCGTGCTCCTGTCGGCCCCGAGCGTCACGAATGACGTTTCGCGGAGGGTCGACGCACGGACGATGCGGACAGGCCCAACGTGGGACTGCCCGTTTGCGGTGGTGGCCTGGTCTTCGCCAAACTTCAGATGCCGACCGACATCGGCACCGACGCTGGCCTGCCACTGGTAGCCCTTCTCGGCGAGGGCGAGCACTTGGCGAGCGTTTTCGCTATCGGCGAGGATCTCGCCTTCGACGATGAGCTCGTTCCCCTGCACGCTCGGCACGCCTTGCCCGAGGATCGACCCGAGGGCGTAGTCGTGGCCGATGACAATCGGGATCGTGCTCGGCAGCGACATCCCGGCAAGGTCGATCACGACCGGCTCGCGGCTCCACCCCTGCCGAATCGGCGCGCCGGTGTAGGCCACGATGCGGAACTTCTTCGGCCCCGGCGCGGACTCGCCGTCAGCCGCCTGGAGAAACGTCACTTGAGTATCGAGCTTGATGCTGCTCATAGGAACTCCACGAGGTCGAATGTGTCGTCGAGATCGTCGTAGTCGTTCATGCGTCGGCCCCCTCGGGGTCGCCGTTCTCGTCGAGCGTGCCGCCGTAGTTCACTTCCGGCGTGAAGTCGACGAAGAGACCGAGTTCCTTCTGGAGAGCGATCTCGGCCGCCCGCTGCCGCAACTCAACGTCCCACCGCTTGCCCTGCCGTGCGTATTCAGCGGCAAGCGTCGTCGTGTGCGTGCGAAGCCGCGTCTCGGCGGCGTTGGCTTCCTTCGCCGGGTCGACGTGGTCTTTGCCGTCCCACACCCAGCCCCAATTCCACTCGGAGAACGGCGGCATCCCGGCAGGCAGCAGGCCCGCAAGCGCGGCCTCGTTGACCCATGCCGAGAGCAGGCGATCAAGCATCGTCCGCTCAATCTGGTCACGCTCTACGCGCTGCGTCATCGCATAGACTTGGTGATCCATGCGACCGCTCGCGTAGTTATAGGACGACGAATTCAGAGCCCCGACGTTGAATGGAATCTGAAGGCAGCGAAAGATTTCGTTGAGGATCTCGGTCTTGAAATCCTTGTAGGTGCTCGTCGGTTGCTCGGCCTTCAGTTGGGAAATATCCCAGCCTTCGGGCAGCGTGGTCAGCGTCCGCTTGCTGATCTCAAGGGCCGCGAACGACTCGACTTCATCCACCTCGGCGGCCGGCGAGTTGCTGTGGATGAACGCAGCCAGGTCGGCCGCCGTCTCCGCAGCGGCGATGACCGCCTCGGTGTAGCGACGGAGTTGGCCGAAGAGCTTGAGAGCGGGGGCGACCTCGGGGACGCCGCGATGCTGGCCCGGTCGCGAGGGCTTGAACCAATGCACCATCTGCGCCGCCGGAACCCGCTGAAACTCCAGCGTGTTGACGCGGAAGTTCGAGCCGGGGTGGAAGTTCAAGACTTGATAGGCGACGACGTTGCCGATCTGGTCGAACTCCACGCCGTCGACCGTGTTCCCCTCGGGCGTGATCGTCGACCGCATCAGCTCCGTGGGCGTCGCCACCATCTCGGCCTCGACGAGCCGCACGTCGAGCGTCACGCCGTTGAGACGGGGATTCGTGACCATGAGCCCGAACGCTTCGCCGTCGACGACCAGGGCTTCCCGCATCGTCCGCAGCTTGGCGGGCAGGTCGATCGTCCAGCCCCAGTCGAAGAAGAGCCGCTCGACGAGCCGATCCGCTTCCGCGTCACCCGCGTCGAGTTGCAGCCGGGGGCCGGTCCCGATGAGGTCGTTCGCCAGCGTCAAAGAGATGCCAGCGAGGTAGGAGTTGTTTGCGCGTTCGTACCTTGCCCGGTTGCGCAGTGTGCGCCGCACGGTTGGCGACAGGGCGGCATCAGCCGAGAAAGCGTCGCTGTTGGCCCAGTGCTTGTAGTCGTCGCCCTTCTCGGCAGCGTCGTAACGCGCACGGACCACCGGGACCACCGCCGGACGGGGCTGCTGCTTGCCTCGAAACAGGTCGAGAAACGCCACTAAATGGTCCCCGGAGGGATGATGCGATTGAACCGCAGCCCGCGATTTGCCTTCGTCGACGCAGCCTTCGCCGCGAGATACTTGTCGGCGGCGATCTGCTGCTCGATGTCCTGGCTCTCAACCTCGCCCGCGTCGGTGCGGACGCGCTTCGGGCCTTGGGCTGTGCTCTTGATTGCGTCGCGGATTTCTTCGCTCATACCAGCGACGGTAGACCGACACAGGGGGGAGACCGTAGGGGGTCTAGCCTCAGACCAGCGACCACTCCCCGTCGCGACGCTCGTAGAGGCTGACCTCCACGACGCCCAACCGCCGGGCGATGTCGGCCGTCACGGGCGAGAAGACCGCAAGCTCCTCCGCGCCGTCGATCACGCCAGCACCCAAGAGAAACGCCGATAGCGCCGTGGCTATGCCACGCCCACGGTGCCGCTCGCCTGTGAACATCTCTAGCGTCTGGTGGTTGTTCCAGACGTGCGAGCACGCCCACCCGAGCAAGGCTCCGTCCTCGTGCCACAAGGCAATCGGCGTATCCGACGAGCCATTGCCGTCGAGAACTCGACGCACTTCGAGATTGAAGTCGCTCCCCGGCTTCGTCAGTCGGTAGCAGATGGCGAGAGCGTCCTGGGGCTCCATGCCGTCAACG